CAGCAACGGCAGGCATGATCCTGGCCAGGCTGGTGGAGGGCCAGCAGGTGGCCCTGGTGGCCCTGAACTGGCAGCACGCCAGCTGGGCACAGCAGGACATCATGGGGGCCCTGGATGATGTCGAGCTGACCGGGCAGGCCCGCAGCAAGCGGGGGCAGATCCAGCTGGGTGAGGGGCGGCTGACGTTCCACCCGCTGACCAGCGGAGCGCAGCACCTGCGGGGCAGGAGCCTGGATGCCATCTACCTGCCCACCAGCTGGGTACTGACCAGGGACGAGCAGGCAGACCTGCTGCCCTGCCTGATGGTGCGCGATGGCATCATGCTGAGGTACAGCGCATGAGCAGGGCCCGCAACAGGACAGCAGCCGTGCCACCCGCAGCGCTGCGGCAGTGGCCTGGCCTGGCCGAGTACATCGAGCAGCGGCGCAGCCGGGGCATCCCGGCTGAGGGCCACTGGACAAGGGCCAGGGCATGAGCGGGCAGGGCAGGGTGGAGGTAGCAGGGTGGGGCCAGCGGGTCTGGGTAGACCGTGAGTACCTGCGCTACTACACCGAGGATGGCTGGCTGGTGGTGGGCAGTGAGGACTGAGCAGCGAGACGAGATAGCAGAGCAGCTGCGCCTGGATCCGCGAGACAGCAAGCGAGACGAGTTTTTCTGGATCGGCTTGGGAGCCCACGGTTCCCTACCCCTCCCTTTGCGCGCGTGCGGAGGGGCAATGACCAGCAACACCAACAACCACAAAGAGGACACAGCACAATGACCAGCACGAAAAACACCAAAGACCCCATCGCCGATGTGTTCGCCAGCCTGGATGCAATGGCAGAGCGCGAGGACCAGGCAACGCCCCAGGGCCTGGGGGATCCCCAGGGTAAAGAGCTGGTGGCCAAGATCCACCAGCGCAAGGCTGCCCAGCTGGCCCGTGAGGCGCTGGCAGGGATCACCAGCGGCAGGCCCAGGCGCGAGCTTCACCGCCCCAAGTACGGCGAGCAGACCCAGGTGGCGGTGCCGGTGAACAGCCAGGGGCGGCTGGATGTCACGGCCGAGCTGGTGGCCGGGCGCTCCAGGCGCTACGCCCAGGACCTCGAGGGGTGGTGCCGGGCAGCCCTGGCCGACCACGCCGGGCGCGGCGTGCTGGTGGTCTGGGATGGGATGGCCTACACCATCACCCTGGATCCCCTGGTGCAGCCCCGGACCGTGACCGAGGTACACCGCCGTGACCTGGCCGCGTGGCGGACCAGGGGCCCTGGATCCGGTAACGTAGTCCAACGGTGAGGTAAACCGATATCGCCGTGATGTTTGCGCCGATGTGCGGGGCCCCGTGATGTGAAGCGCGAGGGCCCCACCAGCAGCCCCACAGCCACCCCCAGGCTGTGGGGCTGCTGTCTTTCCTGGGCGGGACTTGACCGTCAAGGGTAGATTGACGGCATGACCAGGGAACGAGACACCACCGAATATGCGGCGATGATGGGCCGCATGCTGCGCGCCTACTCCAAGCGGGTGGGCGATGCAGACCCAGAAGACCTGGCCGCCATGCTGGCTGTCTACGCCCAGTTCGGCGCAGCCATCCAGGACGCTGTCACTGCGCAGCGGGACCGCCACGGCACCAGCTGGGCCGAGATTGGCAGGGGTGCCGGGATCACCCGCCAGGCCGCCCAGCAGCGCTGGGGCGGGCAGGCATGACCACCGCGCTGGCCCTGGCCCAGCTGCCGGATGATATGGGCGACCTGGACCCTCTTGAATATTGGGAGTCCCAATTTCCTACGGGCGAGTTCGGGGCCCTCCACCCAGAGCTGGAGGGCCTGGCAGCGGTGCCCGCCTGGATCTCCCCCACCCCGCCAGGGACCGACATCGGCGAGGCGCACCACGGGGCAGCCATGCTGGGCATGCCGCTGACCCCGCAGGGTGAGCTGGTGGCCGGTGTGCTCCAGGCCAGGGATCCCCTGGGCCATCCGCTGTACGACGATTGCACCATCCAGGTGCCCAGGCGTGCGACCAAGACAACGACCATCCAGGCCACGCTGCTGGGCCGGTGTGAGAACCGCCCAGGGTACAAGGTAATTCAGACCGCCCAGGACGGCACCCGTGCCAGCGCGGTATTTATGGACATGGTGCGAACCCTGGAGATGGTCACACCGGACCCAGAGCAGCGGGACTGGACGGTGTTCAAGTCCACCGGGCGCGAGTATCTCCAGTGGAAGAATGGCAGCCGCTGGTGGGTGGGCCCGCCCAAGGCGTCCACGTACCGTGGCCTGGCTGCCGATGTGCTGTGGTTCGATGAGGCGGGCGAGCTGGATCCCCAGGAGTCCGAGGACCTGATGGCCGGTGCGCTGCCGGTAATGGACACCCGCAAGGATGGCCAGGTAATCAAATCGGGCACCCCCGGGCTGGTGAGGGCAGGCAATTTCTGGGTGTCCCTGGCGGCTGCCAGGCAGGATCCACGGGCCCTGGGCATAGTGGACTATTCCGCCCAGGAACATGAGGTAGTCAGTGCGCTCCAGGCAGCGGACCCCCGGCTGTGGTTCCGGGTCCACCCTGGCCTGGCTGCGGGGCTGACCAGCCTAAAGACCATCCGCAAGCGGTTCGCCACGATGGGCCTTGCCGAGTTCATCCGCGAGTACCTGTGTGTGTGGCCACCGGACAGCACCAGGACAGCGCTGGACCTGGAGAAGTTCGGGCGCACCGGGGTGGCCCCGATAGCTGCGCCACCGGCAGGGGTGCGCTGGGGCGGGGGCTATGACGTGGCCATCGGCGGCGCAGCGGCTGCCATCGCCGTGGCCTGGTTCGATGAGAACTGGGAACCCCATGTGCAGCTGATGGCCCACGCCCCGCGCAGCGCCTGGGTGGCGGATGAGCTGATGCGGGCCCAGACCAAACACCCCGATGTGCTGTGGGGCTATGACTCCATCGGCGACAACATCGCCATAGCGCAGGCTGCCGGGCGCAAACCACGGTTCAACGCCAAGCGCCTAAAGGCCCTCCAGCTGCGCGACGTCGCTGCGGCCACAGCCCTGGTGGCATCAGCCAACGATTCCGAGACGTTCCACCACGCCATCAGCCGGGCGATAACCAATGCGGTGGAGGCTGCCACCTGGCGGGACGCTGGCGGATCCAGGTTGTTCGGGCGCAGCCACGGCCGGGACATCAGCGCCCTGTTGGCGTGCGTGCATGCCCTGGCGGTGGCGGCGACCTTGAAGCGCGGCAGCGACCTGGGCGTTATCCCCACCATCACCTGAGCTGTGGGAAACCTCCTAGCCGGCGGCGCCGGCCAGGCGAACGAAAACGCCTGGATCTAGCGGGTTTGCAAAATGGGCCTTTGTGGGGATCCTCCAAAGCGCGGGGCCCAGCTGCGCATTCACCGCCGTCGATGGCTGTGGGGATCCGACAGAACCGGGACGCCACGGGACAGGGCGGGACAGGGGCCCCAGGATGTTTCGGGGGCCCCTGTTTTCATGCCGGAAAACAGCGCCAGCTGGCCTAGGTTTCATGCGTGGCATTCTTCGATTTCTTCCAAAACGCCCGGCAAGTCCGGGACTTCAAGACCAGCGGGCAGCTGGCGGTGGAGTCACCCTGGGCCGAGTTGTCCGGTGTCTATTCGGTGACTGGATCCACCGGGATGCCTGCCGGGATCCTGCCCACCGTGGCCCTGGCCCATCATGTGCCAGCCGTGGCCCGCGCTACGGCGATGTACTCAGTGGTTGCTGCCGGTTCGCCGCTGCGCCCGGCTGAGGGCGGGCAGCTGCCCGCAGAGCTGGCCTGGCTGAATAAGACCTGGGGGCCCGTGACCGCTGGCAAGCGCCGGGCCCAGCTGGTGCAAGACATGTTCTTCCACAATGAATCCATGCTGCGGGTGGCCCGCGAGGGAACCAAGATTGTGGATGCCATCGCGCTGCGCCGGGAGCGGTGGCGGCACACCGCCACCGGGGTGGTGGAATACCTTGACGCCGATGGCAGCTGGTTTGAGGCATCCAGGCAGGAGGACTGCATCTGGATCCCTGGGCTGCTGCCGCTGTCTTTCCTGGACTTCGCCGCCGAGTCCATTGCTCAATACCAGGGGATCTGTCAGACCATCAGCCAGCGGGCATCAAGCCCCATCCCGCTGGTGGAGCTTCACATCACCGAGGATTACCAGGGCACCCGCGAGGAGCTGCTGGCCACCCAGGCGGAATGGAATAAAGCCAGGATGGCTGAGGGCGGCGCAGTGGGTGTGACCCCGCGCGGGGTGCAGCTGATCGTGCACCTGGGCGGCGAGGATGCCGCAATGCTGATCGGGGCCCGTAACGCCATCCGCGTGGACTTCGCCAACTTCGTGAACCTGAATGCCTCACTGCTGGACGGTGCCAGCGGTGCCAGCGACACCTACAGCAACACGCTCCAAGATGCCAATGAATTTCTGCGGCTGAGCCAGGGTCTATTCACAATGCCCATCAGCCAGCGGCTGAGCCAGGACGACATCACCCCCGAGGGCCTGGAGCTGGATTGGGATTTCTCCAAGTTCGACATGACCCCGGCAGCCGGAAACACCGGCACCGCCACCCCGCTACCGATAGGACAGTGACACTTGACTACCCTGCTAACCACCGGCCAGCTGCTGGCCAGCCAGCCTGACGAGGATCTGGTGTTGAATTATGTGCTGCTGCCGTATGGCCAGGAGGGATCCACCAGCCTGGGCAAGGTGACGGCCAGCGCCAACACCATCACGCTGCCCCAGGATCCGGCCAGCTGCGGCATCAACATGGAGCATGAGGCGCAGCGGCCGGTGGGATTCTTCGCCAGCTTGACGGACAGCGCCGAGCAGCTGCTGGCAAGCGTCCGGTTCCTGCCGACCACGGCAGGGCGGGACGCTTACACCGAGGCCAAGCTGGGCGCACGCCGGGGCATCAGCGTGGAGATTGCCAACCCCGTGATCCGGGCAGGCAAGCTGCTGGCCGGTGCGCTGTCCGGTGCCGGGGTGTGCGTCAAGCCCGCCTACCCCGATGCCCTGATGATCGCTTCCGACCACGGCGAGCTGGCGGCCCAGGCCCAGGAGCTGGCGGACAACGCCCAGGCCCTGGCCGAGTCCCTGGCGGCCGAGCAGCCCGATAACCCCACAGACCCCGCAACACCCAACAACGCAGGAGATACCGTGCCCCAGCCCACCATCACAGCATCGGAGCCCCAGGCCCCCGGCAACACCCCGCTGACCGCCACCACCACGGTGCGCGAGTCCGGTATGGCGCTGTTGACCGCTGCCCTGGCGGACAACGCCAACGCCGAGCCCCACGTCCTGATGGCTGCCCTGTCGGGAGTCACCAGCGGCGACGTGTTCGACGTCGTCGCCACCCCCAACTACGCAGGCGAGCTGTGGACCGGCCGGGACTACGCCCAGCGCTTCATGCCGCTGATCGGCCACGCCGACCTGACCAGCACCGAAATCATTCAGTGGGGCTGGGATGATGAACCGGACGTGTTCGACTACGCAGGCGACCTGGCCGAGGTGACCAGCAACCCCGTCACTGCCAAGAAGATCCCCACCCAGGCATCACGCCTGGCATCCGCCCACCTGGTTGACCGGATCCATTCGGACTTCCGCAACCCCGCATTCTGGGATTCTTTCTACAAAGCCCGCGCCAAGAACTACGCCAAGAAGATGGATGCCAAGGCCCTGGCCGCCATCCAGGCCGCAGCCGGTACAGCGTCCACCGTGCCCGCTGGCAGCACCCCGTTCAAGGCCCTGATCCGGGGTGCCCGCCAGGTGCTGGAGTTCGGCGTTCCCACGTTCGCCATCGTCGGCGGCGACTACTACGAGGAAATGCTGGACACCCTGGACACCGCCAAGCTGGCGTTCCTCCAGGCGTCCCTGGGTCTGGAGGGCGGCAGCCTTGAAAACTTCCAGATCGTCGGTGCCCCCGACTCCGTGACCAGCATGGCTGGCCAGGTCATCGTCGGTGCAAAGCAGGCCGTGGTGGCGCACGAGCTGCCGGGCGCACCCATCCGCGTGGAGGCCCAGGACATCGCGCACGGTGGCATCACTACGGGCGTGTTCGGTTACTACGCTTTCCAGTCCGAGGCGCAGGGCATCAAGGCCGTCAAGATCGCCGCAGGGGCCTAAGCGTGGCCGTGGTTGGCTGGGCTGACACCGACGAGGTGGCAGAGGACTGGACCGATTCACCCCCGGCAGCCCAGCTGACCAGGCTGCTGGCCGTGGCCCACGAGCTGCTGGTGGAGTACGTGGGCCCAGCGAACGTGCTGGATCCGCCACCGGAGCGCTACGGGCTGGCCCAGGTGATGCTGACGCAGCACCTGTGGGCCCGCAAGCGTGGCGGCGACGGTGACACGTTCGGGCCCGATGGTTTCCAGTTCTCCACTTACCCGCTGGTGATGGAGGCCAGGGGCCTGATGAAACCCAAGACCAGCCCCCTGGCGGGGCTGCTGTGAGCGCCCCCGCCAGGGCCCTGGTGGCGGAACAGATCGCAACAGACCACCCCGCCTGGGTGGTGCAGCCGTTCCCCTGGACACCTAAGCAGGTGGCCAAGGGGGCCCCGGCTGTGTCGGTGTGGCGTACCGACCTGGAGCGGGATGGGCTGGTGCTGGTGCACCGGCTGACCGTGAACCTGTATTGCTCCAAGACAGCCGGGCCCGAGGCCGAGGCCGAGGCCGAGGACCTGCTGGACGAGCTGCTAACCAGCATCCAGCGCCTGGACGCCGCGAGCTGGGCCAAGGCTGAGCGGATGGTGTTTGACAAGGTGCTGAGCGGCTGGCAGATCACCGCGCAGCTGCGCAGCACCGACACATACAAGACAGCAGTAACTACCGAAAGGGAACCCGACAATGGGGCATAACATCCTGGAAATCAAGAACGCGAGCTTCAAGGCGGCAGTGGGCGCAGGGGTGCTGACCGAGTTTGCCGATGCGGTGGACTCCATCACGCTGGGGGCCACGGCGACCGCCAAGAGCTGGGAACCCATCAGCGGCGCTGTCCAGCAGAACGTGGGGGCCCAGACTGAGAACATCACACTGAACATCGGCCAGGACCTCAAAACGGGTTCGCTGTGGTTGTTCCTGCGGACCAACCACGGGGCCAAGGGCAAAGTCGAGTTTTACCCCAAGGGCGGCACCACCCCCAAGGTGGCGGCCAATGTCACATTCCAGGCCCCCGGCACCCTGGGCGGCGACGCCAAGGCCACCACGGTCTCTGGTGCCACCCTGCTGGTGGATGGCCTGGCCACCATCACACCGGAGCCGTAACCCCCATGCCGGTGCAGCCCAGCGCCAAATCCCTGGCGGAATTCCGCGGGGCTGTACTGGCGATGAAAGCAGTAGGGCGGGAAGTCAAAAACGACATCAACCGGACCACCCGCGCCGAGCTGAATACGATCTGGCGGGAGGCCATCACCGCCAGGGCATCCGCTGCCGGATCCAAGATGGATGCCCTGGTGCTGGCCAAAGGTGCCAGGGCGGTGCCGGGCAACCCCGCCAAGGTGGTGGCCGCCAGCTCCAGGCGGGCACTGCCTGGCGGCTCCCTGGTGCCCGACACCGACGCCAGAGCGTGGGAGTTCGGCACCACCGAGCCAGAGCACCAGACCGACTACACCCGCAGGACCAAGCAGGGCGGCAGCGCCAGCGTCACCAGGCACACCAAGCGCCAGCTGCCAGCTGCCACCAACCGGGGCAGGGTGGTCTACCCAGCGTGGTCTGACACCGCCCCGCGCATGATCGCGCTGTGGGTTCAAACGATCGTTTACAAGGCCAGCCAGGCGCTGGAGAACAAGGGCAGCTAGATGGCTATTGAGGTCAAGTTCCTGACCGATGTCGAGGACGTGGTACGGGGCACTAAGACCATCGGCGACAAGCTGGAGGCGGTGGCCGATGAGCTGGACGCGATGGGCCAGGCGGGGGACAAAAACAGCGACCTGATGGCCAGGGGCATGGAGCAGTCAGCCAAGGCCGCAGACCAGGCTGGGGACCGCATCGGGGACGCTTTCAAGGACGGTGCGAAATCGGCCGGCCGGAGCATCGAGGGCATCGGGGATGAGGTCAAGACAGCGGCCAAATCAGCTGATGTCCTGGGCGATAAGGGATCCAAGGTTTTCCGCGAGCTGGGCCAGGATGCCAAGGCAGCTGGGGACAAGGTGGGCAAGTCCACCAAGGATGGGTTCAAGGACGCCAGCGAGGGCGCGGACACGTTCAAGGAGAACGCCAACGCGAACGCCAAGGAGGTGGCGGCGAGCTTCGACGGATCCGCTGCCAGCATTGCCGATGGGTTCCAGGGCCTGGCTGCCGAGATGCTGGAGGGGTTCGGGCCCGCTGGCCTGGTGGCCGGGGTGGCCCTGGCCGCTGGCATCGGGATGGCCACCACCGCTATGCAGGAGAGCGCCGAGAACGCGACCGCGCTAAAGCAGAAGTCAGTGGACATGCTGGACGCCATCGCCCAGGTGGGCGGCGACCTGTCCAAGCTGGACTACGGCGACACCATCAAGACGTGGGGACGCGAGGTGATGGAGGACAACTGGCTGAGTTTCTGGGCTGACGAGTCCACTACGAAATTCCAGGAGACGGCCAAGGATGCCAAGGCTGCCGGGGTGGATGCGGTGGAGGGCGTCAAGGCTGCTGCCGGATCGGCCGAGGACTCCAGGACGTTCCTGGACAAGACGGGCGATGCCTGGCAGAAGCTGTCCGAGAAGATCCAGCAGGGCACCACCTACACCAACGATGGGATCCCGGTGCTGGATGCCGCAGCGCAGGCAGCCAAGACCCAGCAGGATGCCCTGGGGGATCTGCGCGGCCAGGCTGAGGACAACATCAAGACCACCCAGAGCGCGGTGGAAATCTACGGCATCGAGACAGCCGCCGTGGACGATGGCACCGCTGCGCTGGAGGCCAAGAACAAGGCCCTTGAGGAACAAGCCAGGGCCCTGGAGGAGGCCAGCGGGGCTGCGCTGTCCGGGGTGGGCGCTGAGATTGCCTATAACGATTCGATGGCCCAGGGCATCAAGGACATCAAGGCCAACGGCAAGGGCCTGGATCTGCACACCGCAGCCGGTAAAGCCAACCAGCAGACCCTGGTGGACATGGCCGAGAAGTCCAACGCGCTGCGCGATGCCCAGATTGACCAGGGGGCCAGCACCGCCACCGTGGCAGCCAAGACCAAAGAGGCCCGCGCCAACTTCCTGGCGGCAGCCGACGCTGCCGGTATGGGATCTGTGGAGGCCAAGAAACTGGCCGACCGTTACGGGCTGGTGCCCGAGAACGTGGACACGTACGTCAAGGCCCACGATGTGCAGAAAACAAAGAACGAGCTTGATGGGCTGGGCAACCCCGTAAACGTTCCCGTGGCCCCGTACATGGATGCCGGGGCCAAGTGGCGCTACCAGATGGAAATGGCCCAGCTGACCGCCACCCGCCAACAGACCGTGCTGGTGGAGAAACTGACTAAAGGTGTGCCCCTCCCATGACCACAATCAACATCACCCAGGACCCCGACAACGGGGCCCTACAGCTGGCCATCACCACGCTGGAAACCATCACCGCCATCACCCGGACCGACGCCAACGGGGTGGGCGATGTGCGCACCCTGCCGGGGCTGCTGCCCTGGACAGCGCCCCGCGTGGAAATCAAGCGGAACAAAGCCACCAACGGATGGCCGGGAACATCGGACGGCTGGGGCACCAGCAGCGGGTACGTCAAGACCTATGAGGCAGCTGGCCGGTTCGGGCGCACTAAGACCATGCTCTACACCAAGACGGGCACCGGGGTGTATGTGACCTATGGGCGCAGGGCGGGGGCCTGGGGGGCTGGATCCAGCACCACGGTTCCCACCAACACCGACGAGGTGGCCACCGCCGTGCCGGGCGAAACCATCAAGGTTCGTCTTGACATCGGCACCGACACCGCCAACACCACCGGCAGCCTGGCTATCCGATTCTTTGATGCCAGCTTTGCTGACCTGGGGAGCAACAATTCAGCCGCTGTGGACATGCTGGTCAACACTCACCAGACCATGACGCACCAGGCAACCGCCCCCGCCAGCACCGCGTACTACTGGCTGGAGTGGAACGTAGCGCTCAAATCAGGGTCCACGGTGGGCGGCGAGAAAGCCTGGGCCAGCCGGTGTGTGCTGGGCGATACCGGGGTGATGTTCGACGGCGGCAGTAGCGATAATGCCACCATCGAATACCGCTGGGCCGGGACCGCTTTCAAGTCCGATTCCATCGCCGAGAGTGCCGGGGCTGACCTGATCGTTTCCGACTTTGAGGCAGCCAGCGGAACGGTGAGCTACACCGCAGGGGAGGACACCGAGGTCACAACCTGGGACATCGGCAACCCCTGGTTGTTCGTGCCGGTGATGCCTGCCTACTCAGTACGGATCCAGGCGCTGCTGGACTACTCCGCAGGCGGCCAGTCGCTGGGCACCATCCACGAGCTGCTGGGCCGTGAGGATCCGGTGGCGGTGCTGCGCGGGATGTCCACCAGGCGCGGCAGCATCAAGCTTTACTGCGGGACGTTCGCCGAGGCCACCACCGTGGTGGAGGCCACCAGGCGCGGTGAGGTGCTGATGCTGCGCCAGCCCGAACATCAGGGTATGGACATGTATTTCACGGCGACCAGCTACGGGATCCCCACCCTGGAGACGCGCGGGGCTGAGTCGGTGTTCGGTGTCGAGATTGGCTATGTGCAGCTGGCCCGCCCCATCGGCGACCTGTCCGGTTCGCTGGGCTGGACGTTCGATGCCCTGGCTGCCGCCTACCCCACGTTCGCCACCGTGGCCAAGAAATATGCCACGTTCCAAGACCTGCTACTGAACGAGACAATCTAATGCCCACACTGCCCATCACCGCCCCGTATGATCCGATGGCCCAGGACGTGCTGGGCAAGACTCACCGCCAGCGCGTCTATGCCCGGATCACCACCGGGGGCACCGCCACCACCGTTGAAATTTCCGATGGCACCGTGGCGCTGTCCGAGGACTGGAGCCCGCATCAGCGGTTCTCCATTAGCAGCCCGGCAGTGGCCGAACTGCTGGCCCTGGCGGATCCGCGCCAGCCCACCAGGATCGAGGTGCTGGCGGGCTACATCTACCCTGGCGGATCCGGTGAGGATGTGCAGGTGCTGGCCACGGGCCACATCCGCAACGGCGAGAATGACACCCCGGGCGATGCCCACGCGATGGAATGCACCAGCGACGAGCTGCGCACCCAGGACAACCGCTGGATGGGCACCAGGCAGACCAAGAGTTTCGCCGGGGTGGTGGAGGCCATCGCCTGGATGCTGGACTATGCCTGCCCCACCGCGCAGACCATCAACACCCAGCTGCCGGACAAGTACCGCCCCGACCTGGTATCGGCGGTGGCCCTGGAGCCTGGCCAGCCGCTGTGGGATCAGCTCTACGCCATCGCGCTGGCTGCCGGGCTGTGGATCTACGTTGACAGCACCGGGGCCTGGCGGCTGGAGCCCCGCCCCACCGCAGCCGGTGAGGCCGCAGCGCTGCTGCGCGAGGGCCCCGAATCCCTGGTGAAGAAGATTACTCACCGCCAGGACATCGACCCCTACTACACCGCTGCCGTGCTCCAGTACAAGTGGAAAGACAGTGGCGGGGTGGACCGGGAAATATTCGGCAAGTGGGCCCCGCCAGCGGACAGCCGGGGCACCGGTGCCGGGCACAAGGTTTTCTTCGCTGAGCGCGCGGTCCAAACCGACCAGTACAGCGCTGATGAGGCAGCCAGGCTGACGGTGGCGCAGCTGTCCACCCGTGGCGATTCGTACACCATCGAGGCGGTGGCAGCGTACTGGATCCGGCCAGGGCACACAGTAGCCATCGGCGCCGGGGACATCCGCCACATAGTCAAGACAGTGACCTTTGACCTGGGGGCAGGGTCTATGACCCTGGCCACCCGTGAACCATCCAACCTAGGAGAGAACTAACCAATGGCAACGACAGCAGTACCCTGGGCCATCCCCTACGCAGGCCCCAGCGATGCCCCCAACGTGCCCTACTGGAGCCAGCGCCAGGCCGAGCGGGTGCATGCCCTGGTGGCCGCCCTGGACGTGGCCCAGCCGCGCCAGGTGAACGCTGCCAACGTGGACGTCACCAGCGCCACATTCGCCAAGCTGGAGCAGTTTTCGTCAGTGTCCGTGGTGGGCGGGCGCTGGTATCGGGTGCGTTACCAGGTGCAGAGCATGTCCACCGCAGCCAACATGCCAATTGCTTTCAACCTGGTATCGAGCGCCACCACCGACAGCACCGCTGCGGGCACCGCCGTGGACGACCAGAAAACATTCTGGACCGCCCCGCTGTCGTCGTCGGCATCCACGTTCGATGTCTGGTTTGGCTGGCAGGCCGCGACCACCGCGACCGTCAACCTAAAGCTGATCGCAGCCAAGGCCGGGGCAACCACAGTCAGCCTGTCCAAGCGCTCTATCTGGCTTGAAGATCTGGGGGCCTGATGTACACGCAGACCATCACCCCTGACCCCGACATCGCCAGCCGCCCAGGCTACTGCCTGGAGTACGTCCGCAAGACGTTCGGCCTGCCGGTGGTGCACCCCGACGCCACGGCAGCTTGGGAGGCATCCACCACCAAGCACCATGACCTGGCGTTTCCGGCCGGGGTGGCGGTGCCGGTGTGGTACGGGGTCCAAGGCGTGCCCGAGGGCCATGTGGTGCTGCGCATGCCTGACGGTTCGGTGTACTCCACCACGGATCCCACCGGCAGCACACCCCACCACCACCCCAGCCTGGCCGACCTGGAGGCGCACTACACCGCAGCCAAGCTGCCGCTGAGCTACCGGGGCTGGACAGAAGACGTTTGCGGATACCCCGTAATCACCTACAAGAAAGAGCAGGAACAATTCATGGGCGGATTTATCGACGCTGGCCAGGCTGACGACATCGTAGAGCAGACCGTGGCGCGGCTGCTGGAGCGGCTGCCAGCCATCCTGGACAGCAAGTTGCGCATACACCCCATCCAGGCCGAGTCCATTGTCCAGGCCACCACCGGGCGCACGGTGGCGCAGCTGAAGAATGACGCAATCCCCAGGGGCCAGGCTGACGACATCGCGCGGGCTGCCGCCGATTACACCGTGGAGCAGCTGGCGGAAGCGGGCAAGTCCTGATGGTCCCTACAGACAAGCTGACAGCTGCCGGGGTGGCCGCTGCCGCCGTGGCGGTGCTGGCCTGGGTGCTGGAGTCCCTGGGCGTCACCATGCCGCCAGCGGTGCAGACAGCCGTGGCGGTGTGCCTGGTATGGCTGGCTGGCTACGTCAAGACTGAGCGGGGCACCCTGGCCGCTGCCCTGGC